CCGCCGTAGCTGCCGTAATGGCTGCTTTGATTGCGGCTGTATCGTCGGTTGTGCCGTCGCCTACAGCGCCGTATTCCTTGACATTGAGCCCTGTTGCCTGAATGCGTGCAATCTTCTCAGCATCGTCTGCGGCGATGCGCTCTGCGGTTTCCGTTTCCAGTGCCGGTACGGATGCGTATAGTTCGTCCAGAAGTGTGCGTGTCTCGGATTCCAGGTCTGCAATGATCCCCGCCATGACGGGATCTTGCAGCTCGACACTAGAGTTGATTACAAGGTCGATTGCATCATTAACAGCGTCAATCAGACGATTGATTTCTTCAACGAAAATGTCTCCGAGTTCAGCAAACTCGGTGTTGACGAACGGCACAATCACCTTATTGATGTACTGCCGCAGAGCTTCAAGAATCTGAAGGTATGTGGCACCGTCACGATAGGTGAATGGTGTGATGTTCGACACTGGCGCGTAAGGCGGAATGTAAGGAGGGATGATTGCGACAGGCGGAATTACGATGGGCGGAATCGGTGTGGGGGTAGACATTTAGTAGCTCCATCCAGAGTAGTAGGAATTGGGTGTGTAGGAATCGCCGTTGTTGTTGAGCAACATGAAACAGTCTTTGATTTCGTCAATGACCATCGTGTCAATGTTGATGAGACTGTTACGGTAAGCAACAATCAGGTTTGAACTAATCCCCTGATAGCCTGTGACGTGATTGTCACTATTGCTTTGAGTGTTGGAAGCTGATTCACTCTCCTGATTAGAAGTAGCATCAACCTCACTCGTAGCATTTGAATCAACCGCTGAAGTTGCATAGTCAGCGTTATCGGCTAGTGCTGTCTGCGGAAAATTCAAATTCGTAGCTCTTGACTCTGACTTAGTGTCTGAGTCTGACTTATTGGTTGCCTGTACAGTCTCCGTTCCATCAATGACGTTAGTTCCCACACTGTGAATGTCCATCGTAAGCAATGGATTAAATTCAAGCTGCTGTGACTTGTAAAGTTGGTTGTAGTACGGCATGACCTGATCCATTTTCTTACGAAGAATCAGAACAAAATTGTCGACACTCTCCGTGCCAATTTCTTGCACATAGTATTCATCAATGATCTTGCCGTTGAGAATCTTACGATACCCTTCATCAAAGATTGGGTAGTAAGCCAGACCGATATAGTTGTACTGAGGGAGAACGGGAAGCTTACCGTATGTACTTTCACCAAAGGTGAGTGCAGCATATTCCTGCACAAACTCATCTTCAATTGATGGGTTGTAAAGAACATCAATTACTTCTTTGAGCTGCATAGTGAATGTTGACATTAGTCCGCCTCTCCACCCTGCTCACTATCAGTTGGCTTCTCTTCTGTTTTAATTCCCTGCTGTGTTGCTACGGCTTCAGCCATTGCCTCAACCTCAGTGTTGTAATCAACCTTGATGTTAAGCCCGAAGGTTTTGTTCACATGCTCAATGCCCTGCTGACGGGCCTGTAGTGCAACGAAACGCAACGAGTCTGTCTGTGCATCGTTAGCCCCTACTTCAGCTTCTACGAGCCGTTCCTTCTTGTCTTGATTGGCGTTGTCGATTCCGAGTAGCCCCATACACTCATTCCACCAACGAGTACGCATGATGCTGAGTTTGTCGAAAAGGTCTGGATTGATCCCCAGATCAAGCGTCGTGATATTGTCCATCATTGCAGCATCCTTTGGCTGAATGACGTTCACACCTTCATCAATCTGCCGTGCAAGGTTAACCATTGAAAGCTGAGTGTTAGTAGTTGATGCAACTACTTTATTCTGCCTTGCATTACGAGTATTAATTTCCAGCGTCATATCAGTTGTTGCAAGGCGTGATGCGTAAAGTTGAATTGTGTCCATTTCCGACTGTCGGAAATAGTTAGGCCATACTGGGAACCCCTGCCTCTTAGCATCCTCTTGCTTAGCTTCAACAAAGGGAATAAAGCCGCTTAACTGTTTCGGCATGAAAGTTGTCTGTCCAGCAATATCATTAACCCTCGACCCTGGCCCAATAATTGTATAAGCAACCGGCCAATCCATGAAGTTAACATACCCTGTTGCGCTTGCTTTAACGGCTAGCAGTTTTTCATAATCATCATCCCAATAGAAGACCACAAGCCCATTAAGTAGCATTGTTACTTCAAGGAATCGCGGGTCAATAGAGTCTGGCAACCCTTCCCACTTAAACCTATTTACAGCAAGTTCAGAAATGTTACGTTCAAGGTTTCGCTGAATAAGCCTTTCCCTTTGAGCGCTTGGATTTGTTGCAAATTTATTTGGCGCTCCAAAGAGCGCTGCATTATAATAATAATCAAGACCCGTTGCACCGCGCATTCTACCCATTAGTAGCTGACCCCCGGTAGTGGCGCATTGTCATGAAGGGCAACCTGTCCAATATCATCAGGATTTGCATACGCCGTGAATCCCTTCTCCATGATTCCTCTCAGCACTTGCTTGTGACCTTCGGGAACCATTGCAGAAGAAAGGTATGCTTCAGTCATTTTCCAATATGTAAATTTAGTCATTACCATAAGCGATTGTGGCGGTTGGATGAACGCTCTAATGGCATATCCAAATCTGAGCCAATAGTCGCCAATAACGCGAATTGCGGCTGCATCAATTAGTTTCCAACGAACGCTGAATTCCATCGTGCCGTTAGCAATGTTCGTAGCATCGCCACCAAACTGCCCTGCCACACTAGGCTGAATCATTGCAGCATCTTGCACTTTGGCGTTGATCCCGGCAATAGCGTTTGCGTAGTCGCCTCTTGCCGCAAATCGTGCAAGGTCCATGTTCGTATCCCTGGAAAGCTGCGCCTGTCCAATATTTGTTGCCGTGCTACGCATTGAAGCAAGATTGCCAATAGCTGATGCTTCAATGTTGTGCGATGCTTGAATCCCCGAATTAACGATGCCAACAAGTCCGTTAGCTGCCCCCGCTACGCCTCCGGTCAAGGCTCCTGCTGGCCCTGCCATTGAGCCGCTTACAACACCCCCAGCAATACTGCCGATTGCGCCCACACTAGCCTGACCCTGAATGTTTCTATTCTGACTGAGTGCTTGCTGTCGTGAAGCTTCTACGGCAATATCGTTAAGTCTACCCGCTGCGCTCATCCCACCAGAAGCAACGTCATATTGCCCCTGTGCCATTCCAATCGCCCGCTGCTGTGTCCAGTCTGCGGATTTACGCGAGTAGTCAATGCTATGCGTGTTGGCTGCAAGATACCCAATTGCCATATTGTTAACAACTGGTAGCGCTGGAAACCCTGCAAGCTGCGTTATGATGTCAAGATAGTCACCATAGTCGTCACCAATATCGCCATACTTGGCAATTACTGGTGCCGCAATTTCCGGCGTCATTCCTGGTAGTGCCATAATTGACGCTACAAATTCCTCGTATGTCATTCCATACATGGCGTCTGGCGTTTGCCCTGACGAGTTGTATTTGCGTGGGGTGAACTGTACCCGTTGATTTGGAGGCATGTAATTCACACGCTCAAGAAACTCTGCGTTAGCGCTAGCCCATGCTTCGGGCCGAAGCGTAACCGGTGTTGCCGTCCACGTTGTTGCTTCCACCACCATATATGGCGCTGTAAAAAGCTTCTTCAAATGGCGATATTTAGCGTCAATCCAGTTTAGGATTTCAGTACTATTCCGCCAGTCTGTAAACATGTTGTGCTTAATCGGAAACGTGTGTAGGTCTGAAACGTGCTGAGGCTCAATGCCAGTTTCGTAGATAAAATTTTGGTTGTAGCGCGTGAACTTTGGCATTACGGTTACAGAAATAATGCCTTGTGTTACCCACGGCTTATCCTGCATGTTAAGAAGCCAGCCTTGAAAATCGACCACCGTATCCCATACATAGAATGATGCTCCTGACGGCATGCCTTGAATTTTTGATCCTGGTGCTGTCTTCAAGGATGGTGCTTCAACGGTACCCGGTGCTGCTTTAAGGTCGGTAGATGATACGACAATAACGTCATGTTCATAGCTTCCAATAGCGTTATCAACGCCTACAATCTGTTCGCTACGCTTAGCAACCACTCTGTAGTCAGCGCCAATATCCAAACCTTCTGGAACGGTCAAATAGTCTCGACCGTAATTATTAAACTGATTGGTGTTGGCAATCCCAATATGTCCACGCTCAACATAACAATTGCCAATAGTCACGTCATAAATGTAGGTCTGCCAAACATCAAGTTGCACCCTCAGCCTAGTTGTCTGCGGATTAACATATTCACAGTCGAGGATGAAGTAGTAGAAATCTTTCTGAATATCATCCGGGATTGGCATGAGTGGGTTTGAAGCACGAAGGTAGTTGTACCGATTAACTCTGTTGTATGGGATGGGCAAGAAAACGTCCTGCCCTGGCTTGGCATATGTAGTATTAGTGATGCGAATGCCCGCAGGATTAAGACCATCAATATATGTGTTAAGCGCTGTCTTACTGGCAAACTTAACTACATCCCTGTAGTCGTTATTCCATTTGACATTGACAAGATCAATCTGAGTTCCGGCAGTCCACACCGAATAGTCAAAGTCTGAACCTGCTGTGTAGACATTCGGCGGACCATCAATTCCGGTTCCCATTTATAGATCCTTTCAGGACTCTATACGAATGTGGGGAGCGCTCCGTTCGGACACGCTCCCCACATTTCAGTAATTACTTCTTGTCGTCAGACTTGGTGCTGCCCTTGGCCTCATCAGCTGCCACCGGCGGGTCGGGGGTGACCTCCGGGTTGGGCCACGGCTGGATGATGTCACCCGCCACTCCGAAGCTCTTGGTGACCGGCGTAGGCGTTCCGTCAAGAGCCAGCACGTTAATCGTCACGTTCGCTGCTGTCTCATCAGGTCCGAGGAAGAGGCTTCCCTCATTACGCACATAGCTGAATGCGGACTCAGCCCCAACAAGGTCAAGGTCAAGAGCCGAAACTCCGCCTGCCGGTGTGGTGACACCTTCCACGGAAACGTCATACAGAACGCCTCGCAGGAGGTTTGCCGTTGCGACGTTGCCAGCCTTGTCGGTAACGGTGACCGCGCCAATGCTGGTGGTGGGCGTAGGCGTTTCGGTGATAACCGTCGTGGGGCGCGTGCTGCTGAACATGACAAGAGGCACGAAGCGGGATGCGCTCATTACCTGCCAGTGGTGCAGCCAGTAATTCGTAGTCAGCTTTGCCGGGTTGAACTGAGAAGTTGTCTCAATCAGGTTATCCGCAACCACGAAGAAGTCAGACGTGGTGAGGATTGCCTGAAGCCCGTCAATACCGAAGTAGCGCTCAGGCACCACAATCTTACGGTTGTTGACTTCAGCCTTGTTGATGTTGAACGCACCAGCGAGGGCTTCAACATCCATTGCAGCATCAGCGGTCGCCGTGGTGATAAGCAGAAGCTTATCCGGGTTTGCCGCTACCGGCATACCTGCCGGGTTGTACAGACGCGAGATAAACGGGAGCGTGTTGTTAAACTCACGAATCCGTCGAAGAAGCTCACGCGCCTCCGGCTCACCCGAAGCGGGATCTCCCACGTCCGGCACATTCTGAATGTGATAAGCCTCAGCCTTATCGAATTCCTTAAACAGATTCATCATCAGAAGGAATTCATCGTTCTGGTCAGACGTCTGCGGCATACTCATAACGTTGGCGAGGAAGCTACCAAGCTCATTATTGAGAAGCGCCATGCGAAGGCCAGGCTGATTAACCGTGAATGCGTAACGGTCACGACGGTTGATCTTGTGGAAGGAAGTCTGAGTCTCGAACGGGTGGTGACCGAAGATTTCCTTTTCAAGCTCATCACGGTCAAAGTCATAATCAACGGCCTGAAGCAGACCGTTCATTACTTCCTCAATCGTGTCACCATTCTGAAGTGCCCCGATCTTGAATGCTGCAAGTGGGTTACTCCAAATGGTGTTCTTGAAAAGAACAAGCCCGATCCGGTTGACCAGTGCGTCAACAACCTGATTACGTCCAGCCTGGTAATCCCAAAGCTGTGCAATAGTCTCAGCGACGTTTGCCTGAGTGGCTTCAGGAATTCTAGACTGATATTCGCTGCCAAGGGAGTTGCGAATGGCGTTAAGCCAATCTACGTTACTCGCCTTGTCGATAAGAGGTCGAATGTTCTTTACCATAATTAATCCTTAGTTGCAAAAAGATCGTCAAGTGTAATTGACGAAGCGTCGGGAAGTCCGGTTTCCT